ATCCTGTGCATAGAAGATTTCACCCGCTACTTTGATTGTCTTTAGATCGCTCATTTCAATTTCCTTTAATTTCAAGTTTTTAAAGTCCAGCTTACCATACTACTGGGTCACTGCCCTCTGCCTATCAACCCTCTATGCTATGGGCATAGCGTAACTATAGTGTACCAGAGCTTCCTCTCCAAGCTTCCCCAGAGAAGGTGACGGATCAAGCTAATCCATACTATTAGTGTAACACACCTGAGACAGGTTTGTCAAGCATTACACCATCAATATCTTCCATTTGTACCTCAGTTTCTTCTAGACAACCAAGAAACACAGCATACGCCTCACCTACGGAGAACTCTCCTTCAAAGTCTACCTTGAAGGTGTCCTCCCCTACCTCAATGATAATCTTTCTCAGTGCGTCTGTCGCCATGATTTTCCTATCTTATATTCACCGTCCAAAGGACAACGAAGGTTAAAGTGTTCCCCTGCTGCTTTGATGCTAGCCACAGCCAGTTTCCCTACTGCTTCAGCATCATCAGGATGACATTCTATCTGCCATTCATCGTGAACATTTGCAACAAACTTAGCCCTATATTTGTTGCATCGTATCTCCTTCTCCAACAGCACCAATGCCTGTTTCATGACCACCGCCCCTGCGCCTTGAAGTAGGCTATTGAGCGCTGAATGTTCGGAACGTACCCAAATCTTTCTACCATCAAGCCCCGGTACAAAGCCCTTACCCGCATACTTGGCAACCGTATCTCGTAGACGCTGTAGCGAGGGAGTAGCTTTAAGGAAGGAATTGATAAGTCGCTGCCCATCCTTAGCCGATCCACCAACAATAGCACCGATCTTTGATGGCCCCGCGCCATAGAGGAAGCCGTAGATAAACGTCTTCGCCTGATCCCGTGTCTGTAAGCCAGCAGCTTTTTGGTTCTTCGTATGGACATCCGTCCCGTCCTTACTTGATCCCTCAACGACAGTCTTGACATAATCATCGTCCTTCATGTAGTGAGCCAACATACGTAGCTCAAGACCAGAGGCATCAGCCCCTACTAACACATAACCATCTTCCACAGTCCAGCACTCACGACACTCAGGCCCATACAGTGACCCAGAGTTAGGAATCTGAGCCATGTTAGGACTACTGTGCGTCATACGCCCTGTCACTGCTCCATTGGTCATAACCCTACCGTGCACACGACCATCAGAGCCTACACAGTCAAACCAAGACTTGATCTGAGAGATACGTTTCTGGAGCAATAGGTAGTCTAGGATCAGCTTTGCTTCTGGGTATTTTAACTCAGAGAGCACAGCTTCATCCACGATAACCTGTCCCTTCTCCGTCTTCTTACTCGGCTTCCAGCCTAAGTCAATCAGCTTTTCAGCGATTTGTTGTCTTGAACCGGGATTGAAAGTAACAACGGAGTCTTTGAGTCGCTTTCCAGTCTTTTCTGAGATTCGCTCAAGGGTGACTGGAGGCCACCTCTGTTGCATCTGCTCATAAATTCCGTCCAGCTTCCCTTGAATGTCAACCAACAAGTTTGTTGCATATACCTGATCCAGTTTAAAGCCATTCTTTTCCTGCTTTGAGATGATAGCAGCTACCTTGTGTTCCAAGTCAACACTCTGGTCTGAGAACTCTTTGTCTTTGAGTTCTTTAACCAAGTGGTGATACAACACCTCTAGCACATCAACATCTCGCACACAGTAGTGATCCATCAGTCCTTCATGTGGCTCATCAAACTCCAGTAGCTTAGGTGTATCCTTCTCGCTACGGTTAGTCATCCAAAGCCATACGGCACGATAGTCAATCTTCTGTAAACCAAGCCTTTCTCCCCATGCCTCTAGGCTGTGTCCGTTCTCTAGGCTCGGATCGAGTAGTCGGCTTACGATCAACGTATCGAATATTTGGTTCAAACGAATCTTCGTATGCCAGAGCCTGTTCAACACTGAGCAGTCGAAGTGAATCGCATTGTGCGCTACGATCAACGGAGTGTCCTTTAAATACTCCACGAGGGGCTTTGCTTGTTTCCATACCTTTGTCTCACCTGTGTCAATGTCTTTAGTCACCACCACCCAAATGTGGCTATGTTTGGTGTCTGTCTCAATATCCAATAGGATACGTTTCATCTCAGTCCTTCTTTACAGAGGTGCTTCTCCGTTCTTGATAAACACATGGTCAAACTCATTGTTCTGTTTCCACACTTCCGTAGGCTCTTGTTCCTTCTCACAGATACAGCGATCCACCCAGATAGGCTCGGAGGGGAAAGGCCAGTGGTCATTGATAACAGACAACTGAAACCTGAAGTCGTTACGTCCTACCTCAATACCTCTCTTGTCTTCAAACTTCCAAATAGTTCCGTTCATGATGCGTCAAACTCCTCATAGGACATAAACTCTTTCTGTCGCTGTGTGTCCATCTCTGAGTAACTTTCAAAGTGGTTCTCACCACAGCACTGGAAACTGTGCTTTACGTCACCACAGTAGCAGCAGTATTGGGTACTGTCTCGCATCAGTTCTTCGTGTCGTTCTTGCTCAGTCATAGCTCTTCCTCTCCAACGCTTTTCATATAATCTGTATACTGCTGTATAACTTCTTTCCCTTTATATCTTTTATTATTGTGCCAATCTCCTTCTGAGTCATAGCAAGGAGCACCAAGCCTACAATCATCATTGTAATCTAGCGCAATCAAATAAAGGTAATCGAAATAGTACCGTCCTACTTTCTTATAGCCCATAAACTCGGCAGCTTCTTGGGCGGTTATCTTCTTAGTCATAGCACTTCATCCTTTTGTTCAATCATTCGACCTGTCATCTTCTCATACTTCAGATCACAAGCAGGGCCAGTGTAACCGTTGTACCGATTCTTTGCAACAGCTACTTTGGTGGTGTGACGCTCTGCCTCATACTCTGCCATGCTGTTACGCTCCAATGTTATCACAGCATCGCTCAATTGTGCAATAGCACCTGAACCACGTAGTTGTGATAAAGACACACTCTGACCATCTTCGTGACCTGAGTTACCTTGTGGCCTACGCAAGTGAGACACACAGATCAAAGTAACTTCCAGTTCCTGTACCAGTGTACGTAGTTTGGTCATCATGTTATCAATGGCCTTACGCTCATCACCTAGATCTTGGCCAGAAACCACAATAGATATGTGATCCAAGAAGATAACTCTACAATCACACGCTTTTGCCATATAACGGATTCTATTTGATATGTTGTCAACGTCACTGCTACCAAAATGGTCAAACAGATAAATCCTATTAGATCCCAAGGTAGCATCAAAAGCCTCCTTCAATTCCTGTTCATTGGTCGGTGTATCAGGCAGGTGCAACAGCTTGTTAGCGTGTAGCGACATGATACTTCGTGCTGTCTTACGAGTAGATTCCTCAAGGAACAATCCACCGATATTCCAGCTAGTTGTCTTCAAGAGATTATACAGAATCTCCCTCAAGAACTGACTCTTACCCAAGCCACTGCCTGCGGTAACTGTAATCAACTCAGCAGGTCGGATACCATACAAGAGCTTATTCAAGCCCTTCCAAGGGTACTGTGCCTCTGCAATCGGCTCTGGTTTGGAGATTTCCTCCCAGAGATCAGCAGCATTGATGATACCGTCAGGCACATACGGAGCAGCTCTCCACCAAGCATTAACAAACTCCTTGGTAGCCCCTGCAATCAGGTACTCACAAGCATCCTTGTAGCCATCCTTGTACTGCATCACAAAGCCGGGTTTATTCCGAACCGGATCTCCGTTTTTGTCGATTGGGTACGCCATCCATGCGTCAACCAGATCGCCGTCACCGCCAACATGCTCAACGTAAACATTGGGCGCAACAGTGGCCGCAATTTCAACCATGTCATTCGATTCAGAAACAGGGCTAGTGAACAACGTATCGTCTTTGGCAAGCAGTTTCCACGAATCGGCAAGATGTCGCTTTTGTTCTCTGGTTGCCAATACATTGTTACGTTTCCTGCTATTGCTGGCCTCTCCGCCATCATCCGTCACCACGTCACCCTTAGCCGCGCGCTTCATGCTGGCCTGGGCGTATGCGACCAGATCGTCAACAGTAGGATTGCCGAGCGACACACCATAGCGCAGCATCGCGGCCCGGATGGATGCCACAAAGTCACGAACGAACTTGCCCAGCGTCTTGCTCAGGCCGTCAACGAAATCCATGAACTTGCCGTCAACAGCCGAGAAGCCGGCATCACGCGCTTTGCCTGCAACTACCTCCACGGTGTACGGCGCGGCTTCCTTGTAATCGATTATGGTCAGGTCTTTGCCGTTCCACTGTGCGGCGCCAGCGGCCACCATGCGGTTAGCCGCCTCATCCAACACCTCGCGCAGCTTGCCGCCTGCAATCTTGCGTTGCTTGGTCAGCAGGCGAACACCAGCG